GGCGTTACGCGCTCGGGCAAAACAGCTCGGGTTCGTCGCCATTGCTACGGGACGTCTCCTTACGGGGACCTTCCGTACTCTCGTTTCGACGAGGAATGAGAGGAAACATGTCTCGAACGACTGGCACAGGTTGATCTCTAAGATCAGCCGCAAGCCTACGGAGCGACTTAAGCCCGTGCACCCTGGAAAGGGGACGGACAGAAGTCGGCCACCGACGGGCTGCGGCGCCTGTGAAAGCCGTTCTCTGGGAGAACGCTGGTCTTCCTGCATCCCGCACTCTCTTCGTCTTGCCTCCGTAAGCGACGTAACACCTTTCAACAAGGGAACATCGCCAGGCGACAAGCGAAGAGAGTGGGACAGTGGGTCCGCCAACCTCGGTAAGATCAATTGCATCAAACTTACGCTTGAGTGCATAGAACGAACCGGGGTCAGCGGGCGCACCAACCAAGGGACGCGGGAAGAGGCCCTCCTCTCTAAAGGCTCTCTTTGCCACAAGCTTCTCGCCGATGCGTCGCTGCACGCCGCTGGAAACAGCGCTTGCGAGACGACACCGCATCGACGAAGAGACGTTAAGACCCCGACCCGTGTAGCCAAGACCACCGACCTCCACCGGAAGGTGGAGACGTGGATCCTTGACAACCCACGGGAAAAGAGTCGAAACGACCCTCTCCTGCCGACGAAGAAATCGCCGGCCACACCGACCGTCAGCCGCCCATGGGGCAGCGACGAGAGGCTGTGGTGGAGGAGGCACGTGAACAACAGAGAGCCCAACCTTCAATGTTCTTCGCCTGGACCAATGTCGCACTACGTAAGATTCGCAGACTGTCGCACGCGACAGCCCAACGAAAGTCTTACGGCGATTGACATCAGGACCAACTGCGTTGATGGCGATCTCGTAATCCTCGAGCTCTTCTGCCGCAGAAGAGACGTCATTGGACAAACCGAGAGCGTCATCGCCGTGTGTTATCCTGTCCTTGAAGGCTCCCGCAGCCCACGAGGAAATCCAGGAGAGAACAATGAAGGAGAGAGGAGTGCCCATCGGGCTTCCCTTCATCATTGGCGATTTATGACCATCCCAGGTCCAAACCGCCAATGGACACAGCCCAAGGCTCGACATAGCAAGGTCGTAATCCGCACGGCGGATACAACCATTACTATGAAGAGCCTTGACGACAACCTCGACGGCCTGGTGCGACATACCATCCGTAGCCCTGGAAAGGTCTGCGGAGATAAATGCACCAGTACGTCGCCGGAAGGTTGCAGGGATACTAGATCCATCGTCAACTTGCCAATGCTCCACAGGGAGCAATCGACAAGAACGACGGATCCAGTCTCCTTCAACGAAGGAGAGCGCGCTTGTCACACCAACGGCACGAGCGCGCATCCCACTCTGGCCGACGGCGGTCGCCTTCGTCTGAGTGCCAAGCGGACGGTCCGTAGACTCCCCGTAAAGGGAGTGACGAACCGCAAGCAGGCGCTCATGGCGAAGGGCGAGTACGCCAACGGCCCGAACTGCAACCAACCGGTCTGCAGACCATGTGATCCCAAAGCCGACCTCTCTTCGCGCAAGCGAAAGACAGAATCGGCCAAGGGAATCACTAGCCATCTTCAGCAGTCTACTATCCTCAACGGCGCAAATGGGGATGTCGGAAAACGGCAAGTCAGGCCGTCCGACATCGGACCATTCGTTCTCGGGGGTAACAGACTGGGCAATCCAAAGACGGCCAACGATCAGCAGATAAGCGTCGAGCCCGCCTCGAGCACCAGAGTACTCGAAGCAGGCGGCTGTGGAAGAAGGAAGGGACTTTGGAGTCACAAGCTTCCGGCCTTTAGAGCCGGAAGTGACAAACTTGAACAAAGACTCCAAAGCCCAGCCCGGTGTGGGACGACTTGTCTTCGAAGCTTCCTCCGCTTTCTCGAGAGCAGCCAACTTCATTTCTTCAGTCGGATGAGGAAACCCTCGAGAACAGCGGGAGAACGCGAAGCCATCAGGACCGTTTCTCGTTGCGAGCAGCGCCATACTGTTTGCCACGCGGGCTGGAAAGCCCGCAGGCACAGATGGACGCTGCACAGCATCGAGAGAGGCGGCCCTGATGAAGTGGCACAGATCCTTCAGGACACTGGCCGTCCAGACCCATCCACGAGAGTGGATAGATCGGACAAACCAGGTCCTGAAGTGCCATGCCACTACAAGATCGTCCCAACCAGCGTGGACCAGACCGGACCAACAAGCTGTCCAGACTTGTTGGCCGGGAGACACATCGCCTCCACGGTGTCGGTCCCCAAGAACCTTACGGGTCTTGGGGCACTGCTCCGCGGGAGTGCTCTTTACAAGCGATGGTAGTCGCTTGTAGGTGTGCCGCTCCATGCGGG